TCGAGCGGATCCAATTGCTCGCGGTCGCGGTCCGAGATTGGATTCCGTGATTAACTGTCCCGGCATCATTTTTCGCCGCTAGATTCTTGCTCGTTGAATCGAAATAAAACTTGTTTTGGCCGAGACCAGGCGTGGCCGGCGCCGCGATGTTCGTCGCCTTGATCGATCCGGCTTGTGTGACTAGGTCCGGAATGTTTCCTAGGGTGAGCGTGAGCGATCCCGCGGAGTTTGTGACGTCGCCAGTATGCGCCGGCTCCCGGCCGGCTGCTAAAGTCCCGGTCGCATTGCTGCCGCCGAGATTGACCGCGTTCGCTGTTAGAACAGTCCCGGCGAGCGATAGATAATTTTCGCCGACGAGCGAGATCCCGCCGCCGGACCCGCCGGCCGCGTTTTTCCATTTTCCCGATGCGAGGTCGTACGTTAAGACCTGGGCGTCCAGAAGATTGACGAGCTGGACGTCGCGCAATTTCGAAAGGCGATCGAAAAATGGTTGGGCGCTTTGTCCGAGAACTGCCGCGGCGACGGCGAAAGATAAGAGCGAGAGAACGAAAGGGCGTCGAATCACGCTCGAGCAGCCCGAGTCAAAGCCCGACGGCTTTTTATCCGAAACGCACCTGGGCCGGCGAATCGGTTTCCGCGAGTGTGCGGAATTTTGAAAAGACCGATTTAGGCAGGATCGCCGCTGCGACGTCGCGGCAAGATTTAACGGGTTTCCAAATTGTCGTGCTTTTGAAGAGTGTTTGAAAAATCGGTTTCGTTAGAAATTTCTCGAGCGCCGGTATCGACTGAGGCTTTGGCACGATCCGCGGCGCCGGGAAAATGACGAGCGCGCGAGCGCGGCCATTACTGCCAAAATATTCACCGGGGCCTTTTTCGATCAAAGCTGTTTTGATTTCCGCCATTCGGACCTGGTCGATTTTCATTCGCGCATCGAGCGCGGCGCCCTCGTCGACGAGCTCGACGAGCGCACTCGATCGAAGAGGTTTAAAAACCGCGAGAGCCATCCGGTTTTGGGCCGACCTACTTTTTCGATTTTGGAGCTTTAGCTGCGTCGGCGTCCGATTCGGTTTCGTCTTTGGCCGCGCCCTTTGGATCGAGAAAATCCGCCTCGGTTTCGAGAGCAGTCGCGGCGGTCGGAGTGTCAAAAGCCGGAGCCGCTCGAAGCGCTTGCGCGATTCGACGAAGAGATCCGGCCGTCGATTTGTCGATGTTTTCAGCCATGATTTTTTCCTTTACGTATGTTTACGCGATCGCAAGCGCGATGTGTTCGGGCTTTAGAGCGAGCACACCCCAACAAGCCGCGATTTCGTAAACAATCATCCGGTAGCCAGGATAGGCCGCGACCTCTAGCGAGATCCCGCTTCGCGGATCTGTGACGGTTGTCCGGTCGATCGCAAGATCGCCCTGGTCAGGAATTGCCGGCAAACGTGTTGCCAAAACGATGCCGTTTCGTGAGAAGGCCACATTCGGCGTTAAGTTTCCGAGGATTGTCACGGCTTGCGTGCTCGCGGGAAGCGCTACAACTAGGCCTGGCGCGTTTAGGATGATCGTCCCGGGCGCCGCGATTCCAGTCGCGACGACATATTTGTTCACAGTATCACTCGCGAACGTAATGACGTCTCCGGCGACTATCGTTCCCGAGCCAGTGATGAGCGGAATTGAAGTCGTGCCGACTGCGAAGCCGGCCGCGGTCGTGGTGTAAGCGCTTCCCGTCCCTTTAACGACTTGATTAACTTGCGCCGACTCGCGAAATCCGAAATTGAAAACGTCCAATAGCACGCCCTGACGTAACGTCGCATCGGTTCCCGATTCGTTGACCTTCGTCAAAATCGACTGTTTGCCGCGGAGATTCGCGCCGGCCGTTGTACCGAGAATAAACCAGCGATCGCTCGGCGGCGCGCCGTTGTCGTCGAGGATCTTTCGGAGATTCGAAGCGTCCGAAAGATCGCCGGCCGTATTGAAAAGCGCCGTTCCCACTGTGCCGGTTGCGCGGCTCGCGGCTTTGTAGCCCGCGTTGAAAAGGTCGAGCTCCATTTCATTCGCGCAAGCGCGAATTGCTTGGGCAATTTGATCTTGTTGAATCGTGAGATACCCGGGACCAAAATCGACGCCTTTTTGTTCTTCACCGCTCCAATTGAACGGAAAAGCGCGCTGCTTAGTGATCGTGAGCGTCGCCGGCGTGATTGTTTGGTCCGCGGTCGCGGGGAAAGACATTGCCGGAGTGATGTTGCGGCCGGACGTGTTTTTCGGAGTCTGTTGGATCCGCAAATTTTGGTTGACGGCGACGCGGTCCGCGCTGGCGTCGCGTTGAACTGAGGGAATGAATCCGACGAGCTCGCGCGAGACGACATCGAGAGCCGCGTAAATGTCGGGAATGAGGTTTGTCAGTGTATTAGCCATAAAATCAGTCGCTCAATGTTCCGCCGCCTTTAAGAAATGCCATGCGATCGCCTTCGGTGAGCGCGTCGAAATCTTTGCGCTTCATCGTTTTTAAATCCGCGGCGTTCGGCTCGAGCTGAAAAGTTTTCGGATTGAGCCGGGCCAAAATGAACGATTGAAAATCACCGATCGATTTTCCCTCTTCGACGAATTTGGCGGCCTCGCCGCGTTTCCCGAATTTGTCGCCGATCGCGTAAATTTCCTCGATCTCAGTCGTTCGCGCTTTTACTGATTCCGAGATTTTCAATTGCGCGCTTTTGATTTCTTCAACGCGCGCCGCGACTTCGTCGTCGATTCGTTTCTGAATTTCGGGATCGAGTGTGTCCATGTTTTTGGTTTTGACTCCGGCTGTCCGATGATTGTCAACCGGAGCAGGTTCCGGTGCGGGTGCGGGTGCGGGTGCCGGAGCTGGCTGCGCGGGATCCGGAGCGGGTGCCGGTGCGGGTGCCGGTGCGGGTGCCGGTGCGGGCGCGGGAACTGGCACCGGTGCGGGATCCGGTTTCTTAACCTTATTAAAAGCGTCTCCGAGCTCGCTCGTTTCCTTTTCGCTAAGCTCGAAGCTTTTAAGAGCCGAGATTGCCGGCAACCGCGGCTCGGCCGGTGTCGGCGTGTAAGAAAATTCTGCGATCGGCCAGCGTTTGATTTCGCCGGCGGCGGTCTTTTTGACCATGTGAGCGGTTGCCGCGCTGCTCCATTTCAGTTTGCCGACTGAACAGAGTTGAGCGATCGCGGCCTCGTATTCGTTGGAAAGATCCAAAACGTGTTGGACAAAGACTCCGACTGCATCGACCGACGATTTCGCGGCCGCCATAACCAAATTGCAAGCGCCGGCGAACGATTTCGAGATCTCTGAGCTCGGGGCGAGCTCCGGAATCCCGTGTAAAAAAAGAACGTCGACGCCGTCGCCTTTATGCGCGCCGAGATATGTTTTGTCGGTGAAAAATTCTCCCGAGAGGTCTTTTTGATCCGGACCGGAGAACCGGATGGCATACGCGCCGACGTGCGCTTTTCCGTCTTTGATTTCGATCGATTTAATCGCTTCGGGCGATTCAAAAATTAGAGTGTCGTCGTTCATTACATTTCCGGCAGCGTTGTCAAAGCGAGCCGGTTTATTTTGCGAAACGACCGGCGGATCGCGGTTGCCTTGCGGAGTGATGCTCTTTCACTGGCGGACCGCCATCGGTGCCGGGATCGCCGCCACCATCGCTGGCACCCGCTGCGCTATCATCTTGCGCGGCCGGATTAGGAAACGTCGGATCCGCGAGCTTGGGCGCTTCGGTCAGCGCCGGATCCAGGCCCTTTGATTCGATATAGGCCCTCTCTTCTGCGAGCTCGTCAATCGTGTCTTCGAAATCCTCGTTGGATTGGTCGGCAATGACTCTCGAGCGCGTCGTGAGCTTTGCCTCGATCGCTGCCGTCGCCGCTTGAATGTCTTTTAGTGGATCGACCCATGACCAGCGGCGCGGCTTCCAAATCGTCGCGCGGCGGATTCGTTCGAAATCGAGCATCGCAAAGCCGCGGAGAGCCCCGGTCAAAAGCTGCATTTCGAGCCATGCCTCAAATTGGAGCTGTTTCGCCGCGGCGATGTACCACGATTGCGCCATCTTCCAATTTTCTCGCTCGTCCAGTAGGCCGGCCCGGATACTCGAGTAATTTACGCCCTCGAGATCAGTAAAAAGCGTGTTGTATGAGCAATTGAGAGCCGCGGCGATTTTCCGCCGAAAATCTTTCGTGAATTCCGCAAACGCCTGATTCGGATGCGTCGGATTGTACACATTCGCGTGGACGCCGATCGGCGACTCCGTCGTTCCGCCCGGCTCCATTTCTTCCGTAATCTGTCCGCCTTTGAATCCGTCGTACTCGAGCAGCGTACCGTCCGGAGCGAACGCCTGGCGCTCAAAGAAAACGTGTTTACATGCTTGGGCGCGCGAGGCGACGAGCTCGGCCTCTTCGTAACCGGCGAGCATGTTGATCGGATCCATTGCCGGCGTAATCCAGGGGACCGCTCGCGTTTCTTCCGGCCGCTTCGTGCGGGTCACGTGTATCGCGTGGACCGAAGACTCGGGATCCAGTCCGAAAGCCGGGACGCGGATCCGTTTGCCGTCGAATTGAAAATTGAGCCCGTAAATATCGCCGGGATTTTTTGCGGCGATCCAAAACGCGACTTTTCTATGAGCCGCATCAACTTCGACACCCATCCGGATTTGATTCCCATTTTCGGCTCGAAAGAGATTGAAGCGATCGTCGAGATATTGCGCGTCGAGTAGTTGAAATGCGATCTGCGATTTGTTCGGAGCGCCGCGGTAAATCAATTGCAGGACATCTCCGTCTCGAGCGCTTGCTCGTATGCTTAACCGATCGAAATTTTGTGCGTCGTGATCGCCGGTCACGTCGAATTCGCCGCGACGGCAGAAATCTTCCCAACTCTCTTCGATTTGATCGCTTGCGGCCGGATCGAATTCGCCGGCCTGGTCTTTCACCTTTAATTGCAAAGCTATTCCATCGGGACCGATCACGTTCGATTCCACGCAGGAAAAATATCGCTCGCCGATTCCGCCCTTCTCGCGCTCGAGATGTTGCGATCGCGCGCGCAGCTCGCGCAAATTGCCATGCGTCGCGGCGTCGGCGCTTATCGGTAAAATCGGAAAATCCTCGTTGAGCCGCGACGTCATCGCCGACGGGTAGGCCAGCGTTCCTTTAACCTCTATCCTGTAAGGCGATTGCCGCTTTAATTCGAAGCCGAAAAGTTTCATCGGGAAAACGGCCATCGATTGGACCTCGGAGAAACGAACCGCGCGAAAACGTTGCGAGGATTGCTCCCACCGCGATTGATGCGGTCTTGCGCGTATTCGTTCGCGACATAACCGGCATAAAGCGACCGGAGCCGGACCAAGCCCTCGATCGGGATCTTTGCGATCGATTGGCCGTCGATCGCGTATGTTTCCAGGCCGCGCGGCAACCGGCCTTCGATCGCCGCCTCGATAATGGCGAGAGTCCGCGTCGCGTGCGTTGCGCCAAATGCGAGCGCCGGATTCGCAAAGACCAATATCTCGCCGTTTTCTACGACATGGCGATCAGTCGCGTCGGCGATCCAAGCGGTCCAAATATAGCGGCCGGGTTTCCAGGTCGCTGTCACCGAATCATCGAGGGCGACTGAATAATTCGGACCGGCGCCGGAAGCCGCGAACGTGATCGGTAAATCCGTCGAGCCGAAGAATTGCAGAGAATAATTCAGCGTCCCGGCATAGGTCGCAATAGTTTTCGTCCATGCGACAGAGTCACCGGCGACAATCTGACAAGGTTCGGTGTTGGGAATTGAGGGCGCGGCCATCTCACGCCCGAGCGCATGTCAAAGGTCTAACGGTGAAAAAACGGTTTTTTCAACGACTTACGCGCGATGATCCAGAATAAAACGTTGCGAATTAAAAGCCAAATCGTGACGAGGATCCTCATCACCCGAGAACCGAAGAGATCCAATCGCGGCCGCATAATTCCGCGAGCCGCCGAAGCATCGGCTCAATCTCACGCTTAAAAGTTTCGATCGAAAAATCCTCGACATTTCCATTTCTCAATTGCCGATCGTATTTCGAAAACTGATTTACAAAGGTGAGGTGATGCGCGCCGGGCGTGATCGCCTGGTCGCCGTCCAATTCCAAGCGGTCTTTTTCGGGAATGTAATTCCACATGAATTTTCGGACCGAATCGATTTCAAATCCGTTGAATTCCTCGAATTTGAGCGCCGCCGCGCTCATTCCGGCGCGGTTGCCTATCGCTTTCCAGTTCTCATTTGATTTAAAAAACCCGATGCAACGTTGCGCGTTTCGTTCGCCCAAGTCCGGCCAGGTTCCGCCGAGCCAAAAAAGCCATTTTCCATGCCCGATTTCTTCTTTGAGACCAGTAAGGATCCGGCCGAGCTTCCACGCTCGCGCGAGCATTTCATCGCGCACGCCGAGCATCGATTGTTCGCTTTCGAGGATCTCAGCGTAAAGCGCTTTCGCTTCGCTAAGTTTTTCGGTGAGCTTGGAATTTGATTTCATTAATATGTTTTTCAAGTTGCCGCCAATGTCATCAACCGCCGACAATGGCGAGCTGAGAATTTCTACATCGTACGCGCGTAACGTCGCCGCGCATCGAGCGCGCTTTGATTCCCGAATATGTATCGCGCAAGCAATTCGCGAGTTTGTCTTTCGCCTGGCGCGTTTTATTGGAAATTCTCCCGAGCGTTGCGAGCGTGCTCTCGCCGATGAGATCCGGCCGCAAGACGTAAAATAGGACCATAATCCGCTCGCCGAGCTCCGAGGTGCGATCGCCGCGCCGCAGCCATTCGAGGACTGGGCCGAATAAACGGCCGCTTAATTCCACCGCGCCATTGGCCTGGCCGGCCGCGGCGGCGAAGAGTCGCGCTGCCCTTTTGTCGATATATAGGCCGGCGCCGAGATCCGGCCGCATTATAGAAATGACGATTGCCGATCGCTCGCCTTTATGGACAAGCCCGACGCCGTCAATACACCATCGCATCGACGACTCGAAAACTGCTGTCGCCGATTTCACATCTTCGCGTGTCACGCCATCGAGCGCGCTTCCGTTGTCCGCTGCTGGCTCGATGTGATCGATCGGATGATCGAGTACGCTCGCGCGCGGGAGATCCGCTGGATCGCAAAAATCGACCGCCTCTTTGCCAACTCCGGCGCGCCGATGCGGACCGTTGTTCGGGATCGCTTTTCCAAAGGTCCGAGCAAAAGCGCGGCCGTCTTCGGTCTTAAAAAATTTTGTGTAAGCCTGGCGAAGCTGTCGATCTTTAGTGAGCTCGTTTCCCTGGCGCGACGATTCGGCGAGAAAAGCAATCTTAGCCGCCAGGCCGTTCGGTGATGGGCAAACGCCGTCCGGCGTCTTTGATCCGGACCTGTGAGAGCCAAGACCCGATAATGGTTCGCCATAAGACGTTGCGGCCGATGGCGCGAAATTAGTCTGCAATCTTCACCCAGGGGAATATCATACTACATCCATGGGAAATGGACAAGCTCGAGTCGCGCCTGGCGTTTTATTCTCCCAAAAGGGCGAAAATTCCGCGAGGTCTTCTTCGAGCTCGAGCTTGTCGTTGTCGAAACAACGAGCGC